GCCATCAAAGTGCATGGAAAAGCTGGACGATACACGACTTTTATGACGCCAAAGGTTACACAGTCACCTCTGCATGAGCCAACTTGGTCACAGGTTGTCACGAGAACTGAGGACGCAATTCAACGTGAATTAGAACAGAATGGGAGCTTTTGATGACCAAGCACTGTAACTTCAGAAAAGTGTTACCTGAACTGTTACCTCGCGAGGCCTTATCCAGATTGAATAGTTACAAGGTTACAGTAGGTTACTATATTTTTATAAAAGATATTAGATAATATAGTATTGCATGTATATATAGTTTTCTGGACGGTCTGTAACCTGTAACCTGTAACCCGTCCAAATAAATGTACACACTTCCAACTTTATGATTAAAATCCGCACATGACTACAAAGACACCATCTAAGAACGGAAAGTTCTTGGGCCGTCCGTCAAAGTACGACCCAGCATACTGCGACCAAGTCGTGGCCCTTGGCAAAGAGGGCTTATCGCGTTGGCAAATCGCATCGAAGCTTAACATCGGGTGGCGCAATCTTCAAAACTGGGAAGGCGCACATGACGATTTTCGGGCAGCGTTGGAAGAAGCTCGGCTTGATGCATTATGCTACTGGGAAGAGCTTGCGCAAAATCACATGATTGAAACACCCGGCGGGCCGAGACTCAACACTGGGCTTTGGAGCCGAAGCATGGCAGCACGGTTCCCCGAGCAATACCGCGAAAACTCCAAGGTCGAGGTCACAGGCAAGAACGACGGGCCGATCGAGGTTGACATGATCCATGACTTCTCACAAAGTCTGTTGGATGATCTTTTAGCCGCGCGCCAAGCAGATGCTAAGCCCAGCAAAGGCAAATGAGTTTGCAGAGCGGATCCGCAAGGGTCCGAATCTCAATCTTATGGCGCCTGAGCGCAAAGCTGCGCACAAGGCTCGACAAAGCTGGCTAAAGATAGCCAATGACCATCAGATCCCGCCTCCCGGTACTTGGTGGAACATCTGGCTTTTACTGGCAGGACGAGGCGCAGGCAAGACTCGTGCAGCTGCCGAGTGGTTATGGTACGAAGCTTGGAGAAAGCCAAAGACTCGGTGGCTTGTCTCCGCGCCCACATCATCTGATGTCCGCGACGTTTGCTTTGAGGGCGACTCAGGCCTGATGACTGTGATCCCAGAGCAGCTCATTGATCACTACACTCGATCACTTCATGAGATCTACCTCATCAACGGCTCGTTGATCAAAGGCATCCCCGCGTCCGAGCCATCCCGCTTCCGCGGACCTCAGTTCCATGGCGGCTGGTTTGATGAGCTTGCTGCATGGGACTACCTTGATGAGTCTTGGGACATGATTCAGTTTGGTATGCGCTTGGGTCAGAAGCCTCTGATGCTATGCACCACAACGCCTAAGCCCAAGCCCTTGATCGTGGATCTGGTGAACAGGGATGGGGATGATGTGATATGTACCAAGGCCAGCACGTATGATAACATCCACAACCTCGCCCCATCGTTCCAAGCGCAGATCTTGCAATACGAAGGCACGAAGCTTGGCAGACAAGAGATTCACGCTGAGATCTTGGATCCCGAGGAAGCCGGCGTTATCAAGCGCGCATGGTTCAAACTTTGGGAAGCCGAGAAGCCCCTGCCCAGATTTGAGTACGTGGTCCAGTCTTATGACTGCGCAACCAGCGACAAGACCAAGAACGACCCGACGGCCTGCACCGTGTGGGGCATCTTTAGGCCAAGTCCCGATAAGCCTATGAGCGTGATGCTCATCGATTGCTGGGAGGAGTACATGCAGTACCCCGACCTCAGACCCAAGGTGATCGAGGAGTCCACCGCCATTTACGGCGATGAGAATGAATTCGGTCACGGGAAAAAGGTAGACTTGATCTTGATTGAAGACAAGAGCGCGGGCATCTCACTCCTGCAAGACTTGCAACGTGCCGGCCTGCCAGTCAGAAGCTACAATCCCGGGAACGCGGACAAGATGATGCGCCTCAACATCATATCGCCCATCATTGCCAAGGGCCGAGTCTACATTCCCGAGTCCACAGTCAACCCGGGAATGGCTCGTGATTGGGCCGAGCCCTTGGTTAGCCAATTGTGTGCCTTCCCAGAAGTCCGGCACGATGACTTGGTGGACTCCACATCACAGGCGTTAAGAGTTTTGCGAGACTTAGGGTTAATTTCCATCGACCCGGTATACAATCCGGAAGACGACTATGATGAAGATCGTCCTAGGAGGGTAAACCCATATGCCGTATGATGAAGAACTTGCCCGTATGCGGGCTCAAATGCTCGCAAACCAAGATGATGAGCCTCCTGTCTTTGATGACGGCGCTCGATACTTAGGGCAAGACCCTAACATGCTGCCGGTAGGCTTATTCGGTCGACCTAAAAAGCCGGTAGCCCCTCCTACAGCACCCCCAGTCAATTTGCAACGTCGATCGATCTTAGGCTTAACGCCTATGCCGGCCGAGTTGCCTGCCGTTGTGCCGCCCGCGCAGCCAAAGCCTACGCCTCAGCAAATTGAGCAAGCAGTCCCATCACAACCCGCAACACCTGCGCCTTCCGCCCCAAGCGCAAGTCCGCTTCAGTCTTTGGCAGACAAGGCGCTAAACGCGCCAATGTCAAGACGCGATGTGTTGCAACGCGCCGGTCAAGTAGCTTTGCAGCAAGTTGTGCCAATGCCTAGTGTCACTGACATTGTGCCTCAGGTTGTGTCACCTTTGACTGACGTTGCTACAACTACTGCAACAACTGCATCAGCTGGTATGTCACCTGCAATTGCGTCTGTAATTCGCAACATGTTGAAAGAGCGTCTCGATGACGTTGCTGAATACGGGGAAGAAGAAATCCCTGATACGGTTGAAAAGTATTTGAAATTAGCGTCCGGGCTTGACCCAAATCTGAAAAAAGATATTACGCGTGAGCTTGATGCATACAACTCTATGTTTGATGAAGATAAAGACGTAGACATGTATGATGACATCAAAGACGCGCAGCAAGAATTTAGTATGTATCTTGATACGCTTGCTGACAAATTACCAGGTGATAAAGCTTGGCAAGAGTTAACTTCGCACATGGAGTTTGATGACTACTTAAATGAGCATGGCGCATTAGGATTGGCAAAGCAATTCCGCAAAGCAGGTGCAACCAAAGATGAAGTGATTGACTTCTTGGACACGTATTATGAGGGCTTTGACCCTGATGATACTGACTTCATGCGCGGCTTAAATAAACTATACTCAAGACCCCTAGCCACGCCAAAACCAAAAGCTGCAAAATCTAAGTCCAAGGACAAATAATCATGGCCGCAATCTACGATGCGCAAGGTAACTACATGGGCGACGATGGCGCGCCTAGTTTGGATCAAATGAAGTTGGAGCTGACCAAGAAGAATATTCCACTAGCATCGCAGATTCCGGGGTACGGCAAACCCGTCCCGCCTGCGCAAACAAAGCCTGATCCTCTAGGCGCTGCAGCAGGCAACTTCACAGAGTTAGCGACCAAGTTCAACCCGCTAATGATGATGAAGTCCATGCAGGAAGCTGCTCGCACTCTCAACCCCGCAATTCCTGTTGCAGGTGCTTGGGCTGATGTTGCGCAGAATGTGCAGACCGCGGGCGCGGAGGCGATGTACGACATACTCGGCAATCGCAAAGGCATTGAGAAGATGCAGCAGAACTACGTGCCTGTGACTACAGGTCGGTTCTACCAAGAGCCTACCACACAGTTCGGCAAAGAGTTTGAGTCCGGCATTGCCAAAGCAATGGATGCGTCCAAGATACCAGCCATGTGGCCTATGGCTATGAACCAGCCCGTGCGGCCCCTGTTAACCCCTAATGATCTGCGGGTTATGGGCGCTGAGGCCACAAGAGTTGGACGCCAAGTACGCGACATCCCCACTGACTTCTATAATGCGCAATCGGGTCTACAAAAGTTAGACCCAATCACAGGTCAGCCAACAATGGGCTCTAGACTTGGTCAAGCCGAGCGAGGTATTACGCAATCTGGCATACAGTTTGAAAAGTCATTAGACCCTATTATTCAAGACATCATGGCTAAAGGTGGTACATCAGCCGAAATACTTTCTGCTATGGCAGGTCAGCCAATGTACGCTATGCGACCTGAAGGCTCGAGGATCCAAACAGCTGTGATGCCTGCAACTGCAAAGCAAGCTTCTGCAAC